GTTCTAATTACAGTTTCTTTTTCTGCAACTATGTCGTCGTACCTCTGTTGAATATAATCATTCTTGTATCTTGGGAATGAAAGAAGAATTACCTTCCCATAATCTGGAAAACGAGAGTCTACTGAGGCCCTGTACATTTCATAAATCAAACTTCCTGTTTTAGCTTGCTCATGACCAGTTGTATTCTCTACGCTAAAGCCAGATATTTCGTCTAGAATAACTACTATTACGTTGTATCCTTCCCAAGCCTCTCGTTCTGAGTGACCTGAGTGTACTGTAATGTTTTTATTAAACTTTATTTCTGAAGCCTTTTCGCTGTATTTGCCAACAAACCAAGGGCACTTGTCTACTCTAGTTCTGAATCCTTTAAAGAAAACGTTATTGGCCTGCTGTGCGTTAATAGCAATATTGATAATATCAATTGAGTCACCTGGGGGCTTGCCATAATAATTTGCTGGATCCTTCAAGCACAATAGTAAATATACTATATAGGCTACTGATATTGTAGAGCAGTAATCTTTGCCAGACCCTTTACCTAATTGAGCAACTACTTCATTAGCAGTTTGCTTAAACATTCTTGAGCCTTCTTCTTCACCAAATAGCTTGATAAGAGTAGACTCTTTATACACCTGAGAACTTTTTTCAATTAAAGTATATTGATACTCTGATAGTTCTGGAAGACCTAAATAGTCTGGGCTTGTAACAAATGTTCTTAAGTCTACTGGACGTTCATCAAACTCTTCGCCATCTAGTATGTCAATTAGATCATCAAAATTAAGATCCACTTACGACCTCCGCATCAAGTATGACAGGCTCAACTATTCCAGTTATTTGAGAAAGGCGTTTTGCAACCTCCATTTTACACTTAGGGCAGGTAGCCGTAACTTCTTTTAATATTTTTACAAGTATGTCTTGCTTTCTTTCAGTGTCTGCAATCTGTGTTGCTAGCTCCGCATTGTCAAGCAATCCAACCTCTTGCAGCATGCCAATTCTTTTTCCTTCAATATCCGCAATTAGCTTTAGAGCGGTTGCTTTAACATTTAATTGTCCCTGAGTATCAGCATCTTCTACGGTCTTCCACGCTTCTTTAATAAGCATTGCGTAGTGACGGTCTGCTCCAGAGATAGCCTCTTTAGCCCTGTCACGGGCCGCTGTGTCGTTGTGAGCAACAGTCTTCCACTCATCTACTAACTCAACTACTTCGGCTCTCTTAAAGCCTGTGATGGCGGCAATCTGGGTGGGGTTGTTACCTTTAAGCAATTCTGAAACCACAGTATTCATGCGGTCAAAATGGTGGGTTAATTCTATATCAGACATATATTAGAGTATACTCCTAGTCGACTAAAAAATCAACCTAGTTTCGCTATTTTATATAGCATTAAATATCCAATTAAATCATCAATATCATTATCTCCAGCGTATCCTTGGTTATTCTTAACTCTATTTAGTTTATCATCAATACGAACCTTTAATTGTTCTGTTGAATCCGCCGTTGAAAATATTCTTGCAGGTTCCAGGGCTGAGTTCCCATATGAGATATTCTTTTCAATTAGCATGTGTGCAATTTCATGGCATGCTGACCAAATCTTATTACCAGCTGGTGCACCCACTGATTTTAAATATAAATCACTACAGTTAAAATTTGACACATCTTCAAACACTGGTCGTAATTTCATTCCATCTCCTTATACAATTGTTTAAGTCCTCTTAGCGTTCCAATATCCATATATTGTCCGCCTGGTCTTACTGCTTTAATATTAGCACCCCTAGATATCCATTCTTTTAATTGTTTCCCTGGATGGTCTAGCTTAGGATCTATATATCTTATCATATTCTTCTGAAATAACATAGTCCCCCACATGTCCAAATAATTACAATTGTCTACCTTATCTTCTGAGTCTATTACTTTATTATTAGAAACCAGAACTTGCCCAACACGGCCTTTTAATGTTTCTCCGCATTCCCAAATTCCTAACACAAGGTCTGCTGTGGTATCTTTAAATAAAGGCTTGTATATATTACCTGGGGCATTTAAAATAAATGTATCTGGCATTCCCACAAGCACGGTGTCATTGTAATCCCCAACCATATACTTAACTGCATCTGACATAGTTGAAGGTTCACGAACCATTATTTTAACATTCATGTCCATATTTTGAATTATAGGAACCCATTCTGATCGTGTAGAAATTCTAACCTCATCACATACATCTAACATTTGCTCTACATGCCATTGAAGTAATGATCTTTCGTCTGATATAGGCAAGCAGAACTTAGGTATTCCTCCGATTCTAGATGCTTTACCTGAAGCTGGCAATACTCCTATCGTAGCCATTCCTGTTCCCTTCTTCTAGATAATGACCAAGGCTTTGGATTTTCAAAGTTGCCATTTCTTTTATACTCATAATATTCTTGGTTATTTAAAAACGTTTCATGGTTTCTATTCTTAAGCTTATCATCACTATTAATTGTTTGACTTCCAGACTCTGGTGCAGCCTGTATTGATGTTGAAGTTATTGTGTTTTCAGGACAGAATCTTGCAACTCTTTCATGAAAATCATTGTCCTCAAAGTATATAGGGTAGAAGTATTCATCGAACAGACCCACCTGCTCTATTACATTCTCACCAACAGAGAAGCATCCGTAAGCATCATTTGTAAGTATTAGTTTATTTGGTCCACTAAGAATATCTATTTCTTGTAGGGCTGTCTCTCCCCAAGTAGTGTCTGCTGAAGCAAATAGCCAGTATTTAGAATCAGGGTAACATTTTATGCCTAGGTTCCAGGCAGCAGACAGTCCTAAATTTGCTGGCATGTTAAGAACTTTAACATTTTCTTTTTGTGTTTTAAATTCTCCGCCATTATCTATAATTAATATATTGTCAACTGGATAATTAATTGATTCTAGCATAGAGTCTAGTAGATCGTATCTATTTAATATTGGAACTATCAGGACTGGTATGCTCATCTTTTTTTAATTAACTGAAACTTTTCTAAATATCTCTGTATAGTCATAGCAGAAACTTTGCATTCATCAGCAATTTCAGTTACTGTTTTCTTTTGTACTACGTATCTTCTGTACATCCATGTTTGGCTCTGATATAATTTCATCGTTCCGTCAACACCTTATTAGCATAATGAGCAATTCCAAATGAATCTGCTACGTCAAAATCATCTAACTTAATACCGTACTTGCTATTAAAATAATCTACTGTTCTTTGTTTACGCATATTGCGTAGTTGAGTTTTATACCAAGAGTCTGCGTACCCTGGATTCTTTGCTCTTATGCCTGCCTTTTCATCCTTTGTTGGATTCTTGTTTCCTATATATGCCTGCCAAGAACTTGGAGCTATTGTAATTACGCTAGATCCAGTTGCCATAAGCTCAGCAATAACTACACCATAAACATAAGATAGTTTTATTACAGCATCTGGGGACCTAACAAGTATCGCTCCTTCTACTGCAATATAATCGCTTTTTAATTCATCAAGCATTGCATGCATTTTAACCTTAGCATCATATATCTTTTCGTATATGTCTGCTCCAACAAGATCAACTTTACCCCACTTTAATGGTATATCGTTTTGCATTAAACAGAAGGCAATAGAGTTTGTAGAAGCGTCTATACCTAATACTCTATTGGCTTTAGTCTTTATAAGGTCAGCTAATTTCATTTAACCTATCCAATATATTAGATCTTTTAGTTATATCTATCTTTTTCTGGCAGGAAGCGCATAAAGAAGTATCGTTATATCTACTTAGTTGATGCCCACACTTCTTACACCCACGAGCAGCGCCTTGTCTGATTGCCTTCTTTTCATAATACTTTTCCATAATTCTTCGATTTGTTGCCACTCTGCAACATTCATCATTATGATATTTTTGATTATGTGTTTTAGGTTCAAACTCTATAGCGCATTCTTTATTAGAACAGATCATGCTTTAGGTATCTCAAACAATTCTATTTGAACTGTTCCTGTTGGAGTTTCTTTTGAGTAGCACTCTTTCTTTACTGGACAGTATGTGCAGGGAAGTTTGTACTTAGACGCTCCCGCTGGCTTCATTGGAAGATCTCCGTCTTTAAAGTTGTCCCAGACTTCCATCATCCAAGTAAATGTATCTTCAATTATCTTAGTATTTTTTTCATTCATTGAAATTGGAATAACTATAATCTCTTGAGTATTTTTATTTTCGTATAGAAAGAATCCTTCTTTTGCGTTTTTTAATTTCATGTAGGTCAAAAGCTGTAGCATATGGTTTGGGGTTGGCTTCATCTCAGATTGACGAGCATCCCAAACTTCTTGCTTAGCAGTTTTAATTTCACCAATAACTGTCTCGCCATCATATTCCATAATTAAATCTATGAACCCACGAATTGGAGGGTACTCATTAATGATTTCTTCTTCTTCTGATTTCCATTCTGGCATAGTCTTAATTAAATTCTGCAGTCTTTCGTGAGCCTGTGTTCCCTGTGCCATATTAGCAACCGCAACGGCATCATTGTCATCAATAAACATTGCCCCGCTAAATGCCATATACCAATATCTAGGGCATGTCCCATGACCATATCCCAAAGAACTTGGGCTAAATGACTTCTTGGTCATCTCTCCATCAGCACGTTTTGTATTCCTATACGCTTCATCAAGCAGGTTAGCAAACTTTTCTGGGTCAAAGAACTTGCCAGTATGCTTTTTAAACTTAAGATTCTTTACAATATCTCTACCCATTATGAATTATACCTAACGACATACTTAAGTGCATCTACAAGTTTGTCTATGGACTCCTTTGCTGAATAATAAATATTTTTCTTGTTATTGTTTGTAGTGCCAGCTTTATCTTTAGCTATAGTAGAATAGTAAGAAGCCATCATAGAAAACTTTGTAGACATAGCCTGTAGTTCAATAATTAGGTATGGGGCCTTTGCCGAAGGAACATCTGGATTCATAAGTAACTTTACAACAATTGCAAGGGCCTTGTCTAATTGATCGTCTGCCATATACTCATGTAGATCATTAAACTCAGTAATAGAACTAATTAGCTCTAGTGTGTTTTTATCATCCGCCATTTAAATAAACCTCTGAACTATTCCAAAGCCAATCCAAAGACCAACTATTCCCATCAATCCTGCAAATACAGGAGGTGCAGGAATTGGTAGTTTAAGAATGCTAAATATTGCACCTACTACAGTACCAGTTAATGTTGTATACAAAACTTCTTTCATTTCTTACCCTTTGTTTGTTCTGTCTTGTAGGGGCCGAGATCGGCCTTTACGGAACCATCTTTTCTCACCCTGACAATTCTACCATTTTTAATAACTGTTTGATTAAACGGTATTTTGTTATTTGACCCCATCGTTATTGTCCTCCCAAAACTGGATCAGCTCTTCTAAAACTGCCCATTCAATGATTCCAAGTCTGACTTTGGAATCGTTACCTATAATAATCTTTAGAGCTGGGTGCATATCTCTGCTTACCCTAAATGTGTCTGTGCATATCTTAGACCACACTGGTTTATTTAAAGTAAATGAAGCCGAAGCCTCTTTATAATCTACTAAAAATTTGTTCCATTTAGCATCACCTTTTTGGTAATCTCCACGACCACTGTTCTTTTGAGCTTTTGCACCATCTCTTTTAACTTCAGATCTTTCTGACATTAGTTTAACCTGTAAAGATTCTCGTGGCCATCTGGACAAGTCCATGTCATTGTTAAGGTGGCTGCTTCCCAAAAATACTCTTCTGCATCTTTGTCGCACTTAGCACAGGGCTTCTTGCCACCAAATTTCTCAAGCTCGGAAGCCATTACTTCTTCTTTTTTAAAGAACTCGTTAAGATTTGGCACGGATTGCATCCTGTAAAATTTTAACTACTTCTGGATTTTCACGAAGATATTGAACTGCTTTTGCACGTCCTTGAAATCTTTCTTTGTTTACGGTATACCAAGCGCCACCCTTTTCTACAATGCCACACATTTCTGCAACATCAAGGGTCTCTCCGATAGCATCTATACCAAGAACTTCCCCTTGGTAGTAGAAGTCGTACTGTCCCGATAGATTTGGGGGCCCGACTTTGTTGTAATCAATAATCCAATTAACTGGTCGTCCGACTCTTTGCTCAATGATTTTGTCGCCAACTTTAATCCCAGCCTTAATAGCATTAGCCTCAGCTTCAGAAGACCAGAGCTTAACGACTGTGGAAGAAAAGAACTTGACTGCCATGCCACCTGTGGGGATGTGACTAGCATGCATAGATCCAAACTGATTTCGTTGTTGTGAGATGAGAACAAGTAGTGTGTCTTTGTTTGCATAGTTTAACATTTTGACTGCGTGGGTCATATCCTTTGCTTCAGCGCCGATTTGCTTAGTATCTTGCAAATCTTTCATTTCATTTCCATCTTTTTCAAAATAAATTCCTGGCAATAATGCAGATATAGAATCGACTACAATCATATCTACCCCAGCTTCCATTAACTTAACTCCAACATCTACCATATCGTTAACTGTTTTTGCTTCAGAATAAATTAATTCTTTAGAGTTTACTCCTAGCTTTTCTGCCCACTCTGGATCGTAAGAGTGCTCTGCATCAATCCAAGCACATGTCTTTCCTTCTTTTTGTGCTAGTGCAATCATCTGTAAACAAAACGATGACTTTCCAGCAGATTTATTTCCCCAGACCAATATCTGTCTTCCGTAAGCTAACCCACCCTTAAGGGCAAGGTTCAATCCTATGCTAGCCGTTGGTTGTTTGTCTACATGTACATCTACTGCAGACTGAACTCGTGCTCTTGTTTTAGGATCTAGTTTTGCCAATATATCGTCTAATACAATTTTCATTATTGCTCTATTCTCTCTTCATCTATTGTAGCATTTAAATCAGGTTTTGTCTCTCTTAAACTAAATGTAAATGATGGGTCTTCTTCATTATAATCAATAACTAATTCTTTTTCTGAAGTTTTAACATCTAAAAATTTTAATGTAGGTACTGTTAATTTGCCATACTCTTCTAAGATGGCAACTAGAACTTGATTAATGCTGATTGAAGATACTAGACCTTCGATATCTTGTGTCATTTTATCTCCTTTATCATTAATGTGCCGTCGTCTAATGTAGACAATACCACCTGACACTTCATTCCCTCACGCATTTTTGCTAAGGAAATTTTGTACATACTTGGGAAAACAATAGCTCTTGTTAAGTTTTTATCTTTATCTGATAAGACTATGTGAGACATAACCTTGCCAGCCTTTGTTTTATAAGGAGTAAAATCAACCACAATATGTTCTTTTTCATCTAAATCATATTCTTTCCTATATAGAAATTCTACAAATGAATCCTTTGATTCAGGATTGATATCTTGAACCTTTACGTATCTTGCTATTCTGTTGTCTCCAACTAATATAAAATACATTTGTCCAGTCTCAATTGGAGTTTCTTCATTATGGAATAAGCCGATAGATCCAGTTTCATCTACTAATTCAATTCTTGCCCAGCCATTTCCTCTTTTAATTGACTTAGCCATTCCAAACATAACAAAGGAACCTAGGTCATCAAACTCTGAAATTGGTCTTGCCTGTGTTTTAATTCTTGGGGGAAGGTCTAAATTAAATGTAGGTATGCCTAGATACTCATAGTAATTATCTTTTTCATTACCTGCTCTAGGATTATCTTCAAATGCTGCTGCGCCAATTGAATTTAATGCTGATATTGCTCTACTGTTAATTCCGCTTCCCTTTTTAGAAGCTTTCTCAATAAAATCTTTATAGTCTACAAACGGTCTTTTGTCTATTAACTTGTTTGCAATGTTATCGGAAATAAACTTAACCTCTGCCAATCCAAATCGGATAGCATCTTTTTGTAATGAGAAGTAAATGTCTGACTCATTAATATGAGGGAGTAGTACTTTAAGCCCTAGTCTTTTAGCCTCAATTAAATATTCTGTTCTGACGTCTTTGTCGTTTTCGTTTTTAAGAATCGAGAACATAAACTCCAGAGGGTAATAAGTTTTGAGCCAAGCAGTATAATAAGAAAGCATAGAGTAAGCAACAGCGTGGGAACGATTGAACGAATACCCAGCATGCGCCTCAAATGTGTGCCAGAGCGTTTCGGCTTGCTTCTTAGAAATGTGTTTTGAAGCCCCAATAATAAACCTATCTTTGAATTCGTCGAACTCTTTTGCATCCTTCTTCTTTCCAATAATCTTGCGGACCTTGTCAGCCTCTGACCAAGTCATACCACCTAGGTGTACGCAGGCCTGCATAACCTGCTCTTGATATATAATAACACCATATGTGTTCTCGGTAAAAGGTTTCATAATAGGATGAATATACTGCACCGCTTCTTGACCGTGCTTACGCTTAATATAAGAAGATCCAACAGTATTCATAGCTCCTGGACGAACCAATGCGTTTGATGCCGCTAGGTCTTCAAACTTGTCTACTCCCATTTTAATTAAAAGGTTTGTGTAAGGAGTTGCTTCTGCTTGAAACACGCCTTTAGTATATCCTTCGCTAAGAGTTTTATACACAGAAGGATCATCTAAAGAAAGACTAGAAAGAACAATTTCTTTTCTAGTACGTTCTTTAATAGACTTTAAAGTATCTGATATAACAGACAAGGTCTTTAGCCCAAGGGCGTCAAGTTTGATAAGTCCTATGTCCGCAACAGTATCCATATCATATGCAACTACTGGAATTCTTCCAGAGACATCATCGCTTGCATCTGCTCTAGATTCAACTGGAGCATATTTTCTAAGATCATCTTTTGCAACAACTACTCCAGCGGCGTGAACTCCAACAGACCTAATCTTGCCACGTAGTCTGTCTGCAAGCCAAACTACTTCTGGGTATTTCATTCTAAATTCTTTTGTATTTGGAGAATCCATAAAGTCTTCAAAGGTATCAATAGATTTCATTGCACGATTTACGTCAGACAACGGCACCATAAATACACGAGCAGCATCTCGAATAACCCCCTTATCTTTAAAGTAAGTGTATGTTGAAATAGATGCAACGTATTTAAATTTCTTTTTAAGATAATCCTTAACTTCTTTACGGCGACGGTCTTCAAAGTCTGTGTCAATATCTGGAAAGTCGTTACGGTCTGGATTAATAAATCTAAAAAATAACAAATCATATTCAATTGGATCTACATCTGTAATACCAAGCGCATAGCAGACCAACGAGCCTGCTGCAGAGCCACGACCTGGACCGACCATAATATTGTTTTCTTTTGCCCAGTTAATCATATCTGCCACAACCAAGAAATATGAGGCAAAGTTCTTGGATTTAATTATCTCTAACTCTTCAATAAGCCTCTGGTCATATACGTCATTTCCTAGCCAGCTCTCTCTGAGGCGTAGCCTTTCTAGGCCTTCAAAGGCCATATCAGACAGTTTCTGGTCGGCATTGGTCTTAGGTACTGGGAGAAGGTCTAAACCCCTGTTAAAGTCGTATTCCTGAATTTTAGAGGCTATCTCCATAGTGTTATCATATATATCTGTTCTACCAATTCCAGCCTTATTGAAGTCTGCTTCTATTTCAGCTCTTGTCTGGATAAATAGATTATAGTCGACAAATGAGATCTTTCTATCTGGATATAAGTAATTAAACCTATCCAGCATATCCTTTATATTACGGGACATATCAAAATCCGCTTCTTTATCTGCCTTTGGAGATGTAGATAAAATAAGCATAGCTTCTTCTAATATACGGTCTTCTTCTTTAGCAAAGTGAGCATCACCTGTTGCCACCGCTTTAATTTTAAGTTCGTCCGCTAATTCTAAAAGCTTAGAATTTATTTCATGCGGATTATGAGATTGCACCTCAATGTAAAAGTCTTCTCCAAAAGTGTTACTAAAATCTTTGAGTATAAGCTTGGCTTCTGAAAATTCGCCCTTCTCAATAGCTTTAGAAATAAGCCCGTTAAGGCAACCAGAAAGGACAATAATACCTTCTGCATATTCTTTTAATACCTCTCTGTCAATACGTGGCTTATGGTAAAAGCCTTCGTTCCATGCTAGCTCTTGTAAAGTATTTATATTTTCAAGACCCTTTTTATTTTTTGCAAGTAAGATAATGTGATTGTAAGCCTGAATAGACTTATCTGTTTTAGAGGAGCGATCAAATCTATCTGTTGGTGATATGTACGCTTCTACTCCAAGTATCGGCTTTATGCCCTGCTCTTTGCAGGCTATCTGCATTTCTCTGTGTGAAGATAATGTACCGTGATCTGTAATTGCTAGCGATGTTTGCCCAGCATCTTTTGCAGCCTTTACAAGTTCGGCAGGAGAATTAAGGCCATCCATTAATGAATAGTATGAATGCACATGAAGATGTGTGAATGACATTAATTCTCCGCCTTTAACCTTGTATTACCAGTCTACGCTGCTACTTGAAGCAGAAGACTCTTCTTGATGTCCACCTTCGCCCATATAGAAGGCTTCTTGTTCTGCATATGTAACGTGACGAACTGCTGTTTTTTCTAGGTCAAATAGCTCTAGACCAGAGAAGTCAAACGGAGTTTCGTCTTTACCCAAAGGGATAATTGTGTAGCTTGTGTCTGTCTTTGAACCGTTGCGCTTAATTCTCCACACCAAATTTGTGATGCTTCCCATTTCGCCAGCGTATTCAATTAAGGTAGGGGTAATTGTTTTACCGCTAGTGCCTTGTGAAAGAATTGCAACGTACGGCTCTTCTTTGCCGTCATCAACTAATACATTGATGTAAAGGCGTGTTCTGGCTTTCCAGCCAGCCTTTGGATCTTTGCGATGCTGTTCATTTGCCCAGTCACGTCCTTCTGTTTCCATTGTGTCTAGAGCCTTGCGACGATAATCTTTTGGATTGGTATGCTCTAACGCAATAAAACCGCAACCTAGCTTGTCGTTGTATGTTGGTGAATCTGGATCAAGCTCCTGAAGGAACCTAATCTTTACGCTTTCGCCGTCTTCAATCTTTAGCCAACGGCCTTTGTTTTCATCCCCACCACTGTAGGTAGGCTTATCTAGTGCCTTGTTTAGGTCTTTTAGACCCTTTACTATACTCATATATTTCTCCTTTATAGTTGATGGTATAAATCCATCTGTATTTTTATTATATCACGAGTTCCAAGATCTGTATTCTATATCGGATACAGAATTTTTAATGCATGCCTTAATTTCTTCATCAGTTAAATCTCCAGCATCTTTTGCACCATGTGGATATATCTTACCATATTCATGCGAAGCCCACAAGAGGTCCTTAAACTTTAATTTAGTAACAATACTTTTGCCTAGGTCTCTTCCAGCCTGATCAGCATCAGTCATAACAGTTATCTTATTAAAGTGTCTGTTTAGTAGGCTGTGTTGTTCCTTAGAAAGAAATCCTCCTAGGGTAGCCACTACATTAGGAAACCCAGCCTGATGCACACGGATTGCATCAAAGCTAGACTCCACTACTATTACATGGTCACCAATTTTCTTGGCACGATGAATGTTAAATAACGTCTTGCTCTTCGGCAAGTTTGTGCTGTTCTTAAAAGACTTACCCTCAATCGATCTTCCAACTATTCCTATTGCCATTCCGTCAGGGCTATGTACTGGAACAGTAACCATATTCATATTACTAGAATATCCAAGACCAAAGTCAATTATTGATTGTTGATTTATTCCCCTAGAAAGAAAGTATTCTTTACCAGGAGATGTTGTAACTAAATCAGTATATAGTTTTTTTAAAGTCTCTTCTGAAAACTCTTTAAACAGCGGCTTGTCTTCCATTGCCTCTGAAAGCATTTCATCAAAGTTTTCTAATGACTCCGCTTCCTTTGAAGATATAAACCTCATAGCCTCAAACTCATTTTTGTTTAGTACTCGCTTAACAAGTTCTTGTAATGTGCCAGCCTCTCCGCAAGAAGGGTTGAAGCATATGAATGCGCCCTTCTCACGACTAACGCTAAAGCTTGAGGTATGTCTATTAGAATGAAATGGGCAGTAGCATAGAAAGTCATTACCAGTTTCGCCAACTACCTCAAGACCTATAGATCTTAGGATAGATTTAATATGGTTTGGCGTGTAGTGCGTGGTATCGACTTCCCTTGTGTTA